CCCAAGTATAAGCCCGCTAGGGATTATATACACTCTCGTAGGTGTCAGCGATACAAGGCAAATCACCTTGCACAGTAAGGAAATCTCACCCACCCAAAGGTGATGAGATGGGATACAGATGTCCCTAACTGACACTTAACAACCTACGCCACCTTTCCTAAATCAGAAAGGTGAGATCCACTTCAGCTTGATGTCGGCGGCTGAGGGGCGCCCAGAGCGTTCCAAATGACGACTGTCTTCATAGGGTTCTACCCTATTAGGCAATAGACATTTAAGCAGGGATCCTAGACCACTTGCTGTGGAAGCAGGCGGTTTTCGGATTGGCACATAAGCTCGCACTCTTGGAGCCTGTGTGTTATAGTCGATCCTTTCGGCCATCCATGGCCAAAAGGATCGTCTACCCAACCCAGGTGATGTTGGCTCGATTATGGGGAAGAAAGGAAGGATTTCTCCAATCCTCTCATCGAGCCAACTGGCTGTTCTCCAGAGACCACGCTCGTAAATGTGGTTTCTGAAGGCAACCAGAGATTCCACTCTGGAAACATCTCCTCTGTTCTCGGGGAAGGTTCGACGGAAACGAATAGGTGTTACATCATTTCCGTCATAATAATCTCCTCCGCAAGACTCCCGGAATTTCCCATTCCAGAAGGACTTGTCAACATTCACTTTAAAACCCAAACGGGCGAGTGATTGAAGAACAGAACTGACACAGTCGACGGGGACAATAATATCATCTCCGTAGACACGCACTTTACCCACGTAAGAAAGAATATCCTTACGTGTCAAAGGGCAACCTTTTATGTCTTCAATACCGAGGAAGATGGCAGTTAAGAAAACCATCGCCTCGATAGGAAAACATAAAGCGGATCCCATAGACGCAAACTTTCGAAGGGAATAAAGATCAACCCCAATCGAAGGAATTCTTGCCTTTGTAGACCGTGTTGCCAGAACACCCTCCCGAAGGGAAGGAAATCCAGACAACATGGCCTCTACATGCAAGATGTGGACACGATCAGAAGCTTCGCTCAGATCGAGCGTTGCCAGATCGCCATTTTTACTTCCTTGACAGGCCAAGTCCCTATTTGGGCCTTGGTCTGTAAAACCGAGGAAGCCGAAAGAAAGATTGTCTCGGTTGTTACCGATGATTCTCTTACTTTCGAGGAGCTCGACCATTGGATGGAGAATAGCCTGTTGCATGTATTGCATATAGGCTGGCTCAATCGCAATGATACGAGGAGTCCGCAGCGTTTTAGGTACATGGATAACCCTTACGGGTATTTCATTACCAGGATCAAGGATCTCAACATGATCATAGCGGTTATGATACCGCCAGTTTGGAAGCGCGAAATCCCCG